TATAAATTTTTTAACGATGACGTCTGGATTTACGACCATGTCTTCGCTTTTTAGAGCCTCGGCGTCTGTGAGTTCTTCGTCGGCGTCTGCGTCTTCCACCTTCCATGTCTTCTATATCAGCATCAATATTGGCATCCTCAGCAACATCATCATCATAATCAGCAACAGCATCGGCTTCTTCAGCAACAGCATCATCATAATCAGCAACAGCATCGGCATCAGAAGCTCCACCTCTCCACTTCTCACCATTATCCTTTCTCTTTTTTGCGCGCATCATTGCCTCCTTGTAAGAAACCTTTTCTTCACGTTGTACCTTCTTAACGAAGGTCACCCAAGCTCTTAAACTGGCATTTCCTCGTCTTTTAGAATGACGCTTCTTGGAGCCGCGATGACGGCGTCCACCTTGCATTTGTCCATCAATATCATCATCATCATTAATAATACCGTCCATTTATATATAAAACATAGATTATTTTTTAAAAAATTGAAAAATAATATTTTATTATTGTATTATTAAAATACTTAACAATTACTTATTCAAAGATTTTATAAATGCCTAAAGAGTATAAATTAACAAAAGATGATGTATTGACTATACCAGTTCCTGGTTCAAATCTGGTATTTACACGATATTTATATCTTAAAGATGAAGTTAAAATTGCTTTACTTCTAAGTATCCTAAATAAAAGCGATGATGCCATATTTTGGGCATACGAATTGTATTACAGTGGCTATAAAAATGAACTATTTGCCTTCATTTGGCAAATATATTACGACTTCTTTGCTACGCAAAATCCAAGTTTCGCAGCATATTTATTAAAAAAACTAAGTTCTAAGGTAATAGAAGACCGACTTGTTAGTTCTATTGTACAAAACTTATTAATTCGCTCATTTAATACAGATGTATTTCTATTAAGAAGTATTTCAGAGTGTTTTGAAAACGTGATTGAATACGACTTGGAACGCATCTTAGAAAACAAAGATTACCGACAATTAGCTACCTATATTTTAGGCAATAAAGAAGAAAAAGAAATAGATATTTACAAAAGAGTTCTAAACTATTTCAACCTAACAAATCAACAAAAAATGATAAATGAACTAACAAATTCGTTCGCGAATTCAGTCTCAACAAGGGTTATCTTGTTAGCAAGTGTCTTATCTCTAATCACTTTTGATAAAAGTCAATCTAAAAAAGTGAATTTCTATGTTCGTGTAGATCCAGAAGAAGCGGTTCAATATGAGACCATAGAATCAGCCGATAATTTAAAACCTTATCGCATCTTAAAGCAAGCATGTGTTTGCCAAATAGATCAACATTCTTTCCAAAATTTATTTCAATCATTTCGGAATCAAAAGATACAAAATAGCTTAAAAGATAAATGCGCAGGTTGGACGAGCAGAGCAATTTCAGAAAAATACAGTGATAATTGGCTCTATCATGCTGCGTTTTCACCAATTTGGTTTGATAGAATTAAAAGTTTCAAAGGTTACATAGATTATCAAAAAAATAAAGTAAATTTCATTGATGAAGATTGGGAAGAAGCGTTCTTAAACAAACATAATTTGGAGCCCGATGAGCAGCCACTCTTTGTAAAAGAGAATACATTAGGTAGAAACATAAATTCTAAAGGTACATGGCAGCAATTCTTCACAAATTATAAAAAAGATGGATTGATAGAGACAGATGAAGATGAATTAGAAGAACTAAATACAGAGCCATTAAAATATTAAATTCTTTTTGAAAAATGCCTAAATATGTATATATTTTATTTTTATTTTTGGAACGAATAAACCGCCAACAAAAAATTGAAATTATCTTTTGTAAATAGTTTAAAGGTATTCATACAACCTAAACATAACAAAATGGTCAGAAATACTACTGGAGGAAATAATAATAAAAAATTTGCTCGTAAACATGCGAGTGGCGTTAGTAAAGCAGGACTAAAACTGCGTGTATCTGAAGATGAAGGCGAATTATATGCGGTTACTACAAAAATGTTAGGCAATAATATGTTTCATGCGATTGCTCTAGATGGACTACAATATTTGGTTCATATCCGAGGCAAATTTTCAGGCAGAGGGCGCCGAGATAACACTATTGTTGTTGGAACTTGGGTTCTAATTGGCTTACGGCCTTGGTCTAATACAACGCCGGATGTTAATGGCAAGCAGAAACAGCAGCAATGTGATCTTTTAGAGGTCTATTCAGAGCTAGACAAACTACGGCTACAAGAAACAGTTGAAGCAGACTGGGACGTATTGGATGACAATGACCCTTCTAAAATTGATAAAGTAGATAAAAAAATGAAGGAAGAAATTAACTGGCAAACAGACAAAGAAGTTGAAAAGGAACGACTTGAGACAGAGATTCAAGAAGGTACCACTGCTAAGATTGCGTTGAATGCGACAGCGTCTTCAAATCTAGATATGGAAGTGTACGTGGAAGACATTTAATGGATGAATAAATATGTTCTTTATAAAAAATTTATAAATAATAAAATAAATAATAAATTATATTTTTTATTTTATTTTGACTTATTTGTAAACTCGTTGATACTGATGATACATTCCTAGGCCACTTAAAATCGCAATTAATTTCCATGATGGAAACTGATTATTATTTGGATCTGGATCTGCGCTTTCAGAACCAAAAAACCCTTTTGTATATTTTTCTTTGGATTGCTTTGCTAAAAAATGAATCACAGATTTATTATATCTAATTTTATTTATGGCAAAATTCATTATTATTATAATAATATAACGTCTTGTATCTATATTTTATTTTTAATATTATAAATTAAAAAATAAAAATTTATTTTAACATAGAATAAATAAAAAACGGTAAAATCATGGGAATAGCTCCCCAAAAAGCCGACCAAAAATAATTTAATGCTTTATAGTATCCTTGTAAACTTTCAAATACCATCGTTTTTCTAAAAATGTAATCTAAGATGATTCCATATATAGCCAAATAAGTATAATTCAGTGGTAATCGCAATACATACAGATAAAATATATAAAATAATGTCATCATTCCTGAAGCGATACATAATGCTTCACCTGAACCATGATATAAAAAATATTTTTTAAGACCCCAATCATATTTTGTATATTTTGTCGTAATTTGTAATAAAGCATCTCCAAAAAATCCAGTTAAACAACTAGTACTAACAATATCTAACATATATATAATTTATATTTTATTTATTTTTTTCAATAAAAAAAGGGATACTACTCATGTCCTTATGGACTTAAAGTAGTTTTACTATCCTTATCGGTAACCCGTCAAAATATTTATTTATATTTAATCTATTTATAATTTATTTTCTTTTTTTCTTGGTTGATTTAAGCTGACACATTCCACACATACCAAATTCATCTGTCTCTTCATAGTGTTTCACTTTGCCGCAAGTTCCGGTACATTTGAAATATTCTTCGCCATCTTCTTCTGGTATTTTGTCACCCCAAGCATCGTATTCAGCTACTGATGCTTCGTCTACATCTTGAACAGCGAAAGCGGCGGTTAATTCGGTCCATATATCTTGGTGCATTTTGGAGACTGTTTTGTTAGATGAAGATTTTTCTAAGTATGAACAATTAGTTAGTTTTAATTTAATAGATGATAGTTTTATATCAGGCAATAAGCCTTGAATTTCATTTGCTGATTTCTTATCCAAGAATGCTCTTGTAAGAATTTCAGTTTCATTTCTAGTCCAAATATGGATTGATTTGCTCATTATTAATTATGATAGTTTATATAATTGTATAGATACTTTCATTATATTTAAGTAAAGTATTTCAATTTTTCTTCTTTTTGTGTGTATTTTTTTTTGTAACTAAAAATTTTAAAGACTATTTACAATGGCTTCAACAATCTTTTTTCCACCTTTTTCTGAAGGCTCTATATTATAAGTGAAATCTTCATCTGTAACTAACAAAGAACTAGTATTAATTATTTTATATTTTAAACTTGATTTATTATCTTCCAATAGTTGATTCCATTGATCAATCGCTTTATGGTAAGACACATAATGACTATTCGTCGGTGTATATAAATTTATCACATATAATGAAGCATTTGGAACTCTTGTTTTAATAGATTTAAGTAATTCACTATATTCATTGAATAAATTATTCATATCCGATGACTTTAAAGAGCGACTACTTAAGATATTATTGCCACCACATGAAACGACAATATATGTTCTAGAATTATTTAGTTCTGTAGATATTTTATCTAATTGCGCATAACAATCATTAATAGTAGCTCCATCTTTAGCGAAGTTATAAACAGTGTTTCCTACCAGTTTTTTACTAAGTAGGTCTGGTACAGATTGATTCGCTAAAACATAAGCTGAATTATTTAACATGCTGTCACCAATTAAAACAATTTTAAGACCTTTATCGGTGTTAGTAAATGTATCTGAAAGAGCATTCGTTTCCTTTCTAAATATAACTACTAATAGTAGCAGAATAGTAAACAAAATAAAGATAATAATCATATAATTAATATACATTTTTTAAAGTTTACGAATAAAGTTTACGAATAAAGTTTCTAGGTTTATAGGTAAATAACTATTTCACTATAATATATATGAGTTTAACAGAAAAACTAAAAACATATGAAGGTTATGTTAAAGATAGAATAAATAGGGTGAAATCAAATTATAATATTCTTTCAAATGATCAAATAGCAGAGACAATTGATCAAATAATTAACTGGAATACAAAAGCAAATGAAATTAGAAGTAAATTAAATAATAAACTTATTGATAACGATAATTTACGTCTAAAAATAGATAATTGGGTATTGAAAAAAAAATCTGATTATATATCAAAATCATTAGCTTCTTTAACTCCTGTATCGTCTCAACCAGATATTAACTTAGCTGCTGAATTAAAAGGGTACGAAGAAGAAGCAGAAAGGCAAAAACGAGTCGCAGAAGCACAACAAAGACAAATAGAAGAAGCAAGGCAACGAGTCGCTGTAGCAGAGCAAATGGTAGCAGAAGCACAACAAAAACAACTAGCAGAAGCACAACAAAAACAATTACAATCAGCAGAAAGGCAACGAATCGCAGACGCAAATCAAGAACGAATATCCAATGCGGAACAGCAACTATTAGCAGAAAATCAACGATTAGCAGAAGAGCAACGAGAAGCAGAAAGGCAAATAAACGCAGCAAAAAATGTAAGAGAAATAGAGGAAGCCGCAGAAAGATATGATAACCAAATAAAAGCCCAAAAAAAGTCTCAAAAAGATGATATAGGTCTATTTAAAAAAGCAGCACGATTAAATGAACAGCGAAATAGAGAAGAAGCTAACATGGCTGAAAAAATAGATAATCCAGAATTAGTTATTCCAAACCAAAAACAATCTACACAAAAAAAAACATCTAGTCAAAAGAGAAGAACAAGAAGAAATCTCCTTTCTAAATCAAGGCAAGAAGAGGATATTGATTTATTTGATAAAGCATCACAATTAAATGTAGCACAGCAAACAGGGGAAATGATAGAAAAAGATTATGAATGTGAATGGACGCGACCAGATACATTATTAACTACTGATAATTTTATTGAAGCATGTCAAATATTACAAATACCAGACACCCAATTTTACTTAAAAAAGGGTGCTGAAGTTCTTTTAAACACAGCATATGAAAATCAACAAGGAAATGAATGTTATAAATTTAATCAAGGAAATGTACGAAATAATGTAGATGGTGCTTATAGATATCTTCAATTAGCTTTAGCTAGCAATAATCCATTACCAAAATCAACAGAACAACTTGTATATGATAGAAATTGTATAAATCCTGCTTTGTCTCCTGATAATTATGAAGATGCGACAGTTATTTTAGGATTAGAACCCCAACTTGAAAATTTAATGACCAGAAGAAGTTATAGATTAGCAAAAAAGGCATTATATGATGCTTATGAAAATAGATTCAAAGAATGTGTTTCTAATCAATTATTATCACTTGCTGACGCAGAAAGAACTGATAATAGAATTAAACTACGTGCCGCAGTTCAAACAATTCTACAAAGGATTGAACAAATGGAAATAGCAAGGCCTCCAATTGAACCAATGGAAATGGGAGAAGATGTAAATCGTCAACCTGAACCTTTAAATCGTCCTCTACCTGAAGTAATTGAAGAAGTTGTTTTAGATCAAAGCCCATTAAGTTCAAGATCTAACTCGGTAGATTCATTTACTTCGGTGCTTGATCCTTTAGGACCTGGATCAGGACCACCTGTAGGACCACCTGTAGGACCTCCTGGAGGACCAGGAGGACTACTTCAGCCTACATATGCGGTAACTACTACACAAATGATAATATTAGCCAAAAATATATTAAATATTCGTTCTGAAAGAGCTGCTGTAAAAAGTGAATTACTTAACAACAAAAATAAGTTGTTATATATCATAAAAAA